CGTTAGTTGTTGCTAACCTCCATTCATAATAATAGACGGAGCACTGCACCGGAGGCCCGCGCAGTGCTCCATCGAGAAAAAACTCGGACAGTTTCATCCGAGTTTTTCACCGTACTATTTTAACATATTTGGTTGCGGCTCAGCGTGGCCAACTCCAATTATCCCCGAGGAATAATAAAACTTTTTTATGCCGACGCATGACCCAGCGATAGGCATAGTGAAGTTCAACTGCAATTTCTTCCCAGCGCATATAGTTCAGGTACCGCAGTTCCATCATAAACTGGTCCGTATCATCAAGACCACTTTCTTTTATGAGTCTACCGATTTCCAGCTCAACCGCTGCAAGCTCGTAAATCTCGGCTTTGATTTCCGACTGCAAATCGACGATAGCGCAAGCGGCGTCCTCCACCTTCTTCGACGGGGTAGAAGAGAATGAGGCAACTGGCTTAATCTCAGCTGTAATAGACTCAGCTCTGCGCCGCCATTCATCGATACGGCGCTCTTTTGCGGCAATGCGTTCTTTTATTCTATATCCTCTGTTGAGGAAGTCCTTCACCTCTTGCGGTGTCATTTTGATACCTCCTTGATTCTGGCTTTCAAAGCCTCGAGACAAGCGTTCTGCCTTACCTCCTTCGGTGCGAGTATGTCGTCTAAGACTCGGTAGTCGTAGGTGTCCTTCATCAGGATATGGTGAATCAGGACCGTTTTCTTTTGCCCCGGACGGTGCAAGCGCTTATTCGCCTGCTGGTAAAGCTCGAGACTGGTAGGAAGGCCGTACCATATCGCGATATGACCTCCTGCCTGTAAGTTCAGGCCGTGCCCCGCGCTCGCAGGGTGAGCGAGCATAATCAGAATCTTGCCCTCGTTCCAGCGAACGACCGCGCCGTCGTCTTTAATATCTACCGCTTCCGGGTACCGCTCCATAATTCTGTCGCGCTCATGCCGAAAGGCGTAGAATACCAGAACGGGTTGACCGTTCGCTTCTTCGATAAGCTGGTCTAACGCCTCGAGCTTGCAGTCGTGCAGGACTTTAACGTTGCCATTCTCGTCATAAGCCGCACCTCCCGCAGCCTGCAAGAGCTTATTCGTCAAGACCGCAGCGGTCGGCGCGTCAATGTCGCCGTCGGCAAACGGAAGAAGAGTGTCCCGCTCAAGAGTCTTATAAAGCTCCATCGCCTCTGAGGTAAGCTCAAACTCACGACGGAGAAAAAGCCGGTCCGGTAGCTGCAAGTAGTCCGCCGCGTTCATACTGATACAGAGCTTACCGATTTTCTCATAGATAAGGTCCTCCGCGCCGTCTTTCGGTTTCCATGAAAAAATGGTCGTGGCGTTCCGCTTATCCGGGACGAAGTAAGTATCGCGGTACCCCGTCAGAGTTTTGCCGAGAGCCTTACCCTCGTCAAGCAGGTACATCTCCGGCCAAAGGTCAAGCAGCCCGTTCGGCGACGGCGTGCCGGTAAGACCGACAATCCGCTTGATATACTTCCGCACCTTTTTCAGAGCCCGGAAGCGCTGCGCCTTGCTGGACTTGAAGCTCGACAGCTCGTCGATAATAACCATATCGAAAGGCCACTTGCTTTTGAAGTAGTCCACAAGCCAGACGACATTCTCGCGATTGACGATATAAATATCCGCCTCCCGCTCACAAGCTGCGATACGCTCAGCCTTCGACCCGAGAATCAGCGAGAGCTTCAGGTGTTTCAGGTGGTCCCACTTCTTGACCTCAGGCGGCCACGTCTCTTTTGCCGGTTTCAGCGGAGCGATAACAAGGACCTTGCTCACGGCAAAGTAGTCGTTCAGGAGCTTGTCCGCTGCACTCAGGCTTGTTACTGTTTTCCCCATACCCATGTCCAGCAGGAGCCCCGCCTCGGGGTTGTCGAGAATGAACTTCTCCGCGAAGTCCTGATAATAGTAAGGTTTATATTCCATCGGCTTTTAGCCTCGCTTTCAAATCCTCCATATCGGAGATACGCCAAACGGTACAGCCGAGCCCCTCTAATGTCGAGATGACCTTTTTCTGCCTGATACTCAAACCGTCACTCAGCCCCGGCCGCTTGACCTCTATAAAAATTATTCGTCCCCCCGGCAATATCGCGATTCGGTCAGGCACCCCCGGAGCTCCCGGGGACACCCACTTGTACGCTTTACCGCCGAGGGACTTGATATACTCACAGAGCTTTCGCTCAAAAGTGCTTTCATACATAAAAAACCTCCTTTAGGTAGTCGAGTAGCGCGTGTAACAAAGATTCCCTATATATACATGTAATGCGAGGGGGCGACGGAATTGCGTCGAGTGTCCCTTTACTTTTTCAAAAAATGTTTTTAAGATTTTTCAACTACCAGCACTACCAAGTAGCCAAAAGCATTGATATATAAGGCTTTTTCGAGGTAGCAGAGTAGGTAGCACTTTGTTGCAAGTAGTTCTCAAAGTGCTACCTTTGTTGCAAGTACGCTTGTACGACCTACCCTCTAACGAAAAAAGTTGGCCTTTCAAGTGCTACCTTTGCTACCTCAGACCTCTTTCACGAAGCCCCTCTGCCTGCCGTAAATTGCTCCGCAATTGACGGAGGTGGACAACCGCCAGCCCGGAATCATGCGCAGGAGTCCGATAATCTCGCGAGCCTGCGTCTGCGAGTAGCTCTTCGGGTCGCCTTTGAAAAGCTCCTGCCAGACTTCAAGCGCGCAGACCTTTGTTCTCGGTACGGTACCGTTACGCTCCTCGCCGAAGCCGCCGCTCCAGAACATGAGACGCTCTTCGAGGTCCCAATCGTCCCAGCCCTCGGGCAGCAGGACTTCAAGGAAGTTCTCGATAAGACCGAGCTTGCCGTTCGCCTCGGTGTGGTCGGCCTGCACCTTGCGGGCCATCTCTTCGACCGCGCCGTCAAGGTACCAAGTCTCACCGGCCTCGTAGTAGGTCACGGCCTCGGCCCATATCTGGTCCACGATAGAAGCGGTCAGCTTGTCCCCAAGAGTTTTACCCGCGTCGGTAACGACGACCGGCCAGAAACGGCGGGCGCCGGTAGGGTCACGCAGGAACTCCTCGTCATTCGTGGTGCCGAAGAAGGCGCATTGTCTCGGGTGGCATTGCGTGCGGCGAGCGTATGCCGCGCGGTAGTTGTCCTCCTGTTTGGAGACGAACTGCTTAATCTGTTCGACCTCGGCCTTACGGGTCGCAGCCATCTCGGAGAGCTCGATAATCCAAAAGCCTTGAAGCTGCTCGTAAGCGTCCTTGCCGGACATGGTATAGAGCGAGTCCGAAAACCACTCTTTACCGAGCTTCTTCAAGGTCGTACTCTTGCGGCAGCCTTGCGGGCCGATAAGAACGAGCATGTGGTCGTGCTTGCAGCCCGGAGATAAGATTCTCGCGGCAGCACCGATAAGCGCCTTGCGGGTTACCGTTCTCGTGTACCGGGAGTCCTCGGCGCCGAGGTAGTCGATGAAGAGCGTCTCACAGCGTTTCTCGCCGTCCCAGATAAGGTTCCGCAGGTACTCGCGTACCGGGTGCCTTGTAACGTCAGCGAGCGCAAGGTCAACGCCTTCTCGGGTCTTCGGCATAGAGTCGATTTTGTAGTCCTTCTCAAGGACATTGTGAACGCCGGCGTCGTCGGTGTCATCCCACGAGCGTGGCTTTGCGTCGGCCTTTCTCCAAGGAAGGTCTCCGCAGACCATAGGTCTCTCCATGAACTCGTCCCAGTAGAAGGTCCCCTTAAACCGAGGGTCATTCTTTACGATGATACGGATATTCTCAACCGTGGTCGCTGCGTGTCCGGTCTTCGGGTTTACCTCAAGCTGTGAGACCCAGTTCATATCAGGAGCCTCGTCGCCCTCGCCGAAGAGCTGGACGATATAGTCGAGCTGCTTGCTTTGCAGCTCCTTCATAACGCTCTCGCAGTTGGTCTCAATCCACTTACACATATTCTTATAGGAAGGAAGATTGTTCGCCGCGGTGTTCGCGGGTTTCCCTTCGTCGTCCTTGCCGAACATGTGAATGCGGACGAGGTCGAACGCGTTGCAGAGTTTGCCGCAGGTCGGGTCTGTGCTATGGTGGCTGTACGCAAAGCGGCCGTCCTCATAGATAACGAGACCGCCGGAGGTCGAGCCGCCCTTGTAGGTGTAGCGACCATTTTCGCCCTTGATGTAGACGTCAGGCAGAAAGGCCTCGATTGCGTCCTCTACAGAGTAAGTGCGGCAGAACGCGCCGACGATACCGTCTTTCGCGGTCGGGTCTCCCTGCTTGTCAGCGAGACGCCGAATCGTGCCGGACTTCCTGCTTGAGACAGGCCACTGAGTCGGGTCTTTCCAGTCTGCGTACCTCGCGAGCTGCTCGTCGGCGTCCAGCCATGGACCGTCCTGCACTTCATAGCGGAACTCGCCGTCAGAGGAAGCACTCGCCCAGTACATGAGCCGATGGGGCTCATAGGTGGTATCGTCGCACATGTCAATACCGATGTCGCCTGCAATCCTGCGGGCGATAGCCTCGTACTCCTCAGGAGACACAGGCCTCGAGAGAGGAAGCACAAGGCGAAGCCTCGGAGCTTTCGCTGTGTGACTGTGCGTGCTGTAGAGCACCGCAGCGCAGCCCAGAATCAGCTCGACCGTAGGCCAAGGGTCTTCGCCGGCCGTGATAGAGTCCATGTCAAGGGTGATAAGCCTGCGCTGCAGTACGGCGTCGATTTTACGGCGGCCGCCCTTTAAGGTACCGCCGACAAAGCCGCCGACGTCCTTCGCATTATCGCGCTCTTCCTTCGGCATACGGAAGTACTCTTGCTGGGTCTCCTGCGTCCGGGTCACACGGCCGAGCTTATCAACGAACTCAGACCAGAGCATTTCTTTAGTTTTCCAGCTTGCCGAACGCCGCGAGCTACCCGTCGCAATCGTTATCAAGCCGTCGTATTGAAGAGTCGGCATTAAAAGGTACCGGCTCTCGTTACCACTCTCGTGATACCCGCGTTCTTAATCATGCGGTCGCAGATATTACACGGCGCGGGGTCAATGGTTTCATCGAGGCATGCAAGGTAAAGGGTAGCACCTCGCATTGACCGCCTCGGCGCACTGATAATCGCATTCTGCTCGGCGTGAACGGCGACGCAGGTCCCATACTGGTCCCCGTGGCGAGCCGCATGCTCGTCGATAGGAGTGGAATGCTCTCTGCAGTAGCACTTCCCGACGTCACAGCAGTTGGCCTCGCCTCTGGGCGCGCCATTGTAGCCCGTCGCGATGATTTCATCGTCTGCGACAATCACGGCCCCATACTGCCTGCGAAGGCAGGTAGAACGGGCCGCGACGGCTTTTGCGATATTCAGATAGTAGTTGTCTTTGTCTATTCTCATAGTCTTACCTCCCGCTACTTCCGAAAGCTCCGGTACCACGCTCGGCAGACTCTGCATACGTGAACTCAGGGATAACGACCGGCATAATCACGAGCTGGCCAATACGGTCACCTTTCTTGATGTCGTAACCGTCGCCCCCGACATTCGAGACGATAGCGTGGACCTCTCCGCGATAGCCGGAATCAATGGGCGGAAGCTCGCATACGATACCGCGAGCGCTCAAGCTGCTGCGAGGAAATATGTACCCCACATAGCCGTCAGGCAGTTCCAGACCGAAGCCGAGAGGCAGCTTATATACTTGCCCGGGGTAGATGGTCTGGTCTCTGGGGCTGAACACGTCCGCGCCGGCGTCGTTGTCATGCGCTCGTACAGGAGCGGGGCCGTTGAAGTCAATTAGCTTAATTTTCATCTCGCACCTCCTGCAATAGAATTTTAATCAAGGCGTGAATACCGCGGGCACTATCATGACCTTGAATTTTTCCTGTCCCAGCGTAAAATTGAAAAAGTTTATCGTCGGCTTTGCGCCGGCAATGAAAATGCCCGGTAGCTTCATTTTTTAAGGCATACTCAATATCGTACTTCTCAAATTGAGATATAGCATATTGAATACGGCTCGGTGTCTTAGCGATTCTGGCTTTATGATTCTCATTAGCTAAATCGCGCAAGCCGTCCCATAAAGGGTCGCGTTCGCTCATTCTCGCACCTCCATACAGAGCGGAAAATCCCGCTCGAGAATATCATGCGGTGTAAGGTCAGACGCCAGCGGAGCACCGCAGGCCATTTTACCTTCAAGGCACTTACCCTTCATGCAGAAGGGGCCGGTCGTCTCAGGAGAGAAGAGAGCCGGAGCCAGCTCATAAAGCTCTTCCCAAAGGCGGAGCATAACGTAGCGGGTCTCGGCGGTATTACGCCGACAAGTTCTTTGGCTTATCATGTGCTTCCACTGATAAGGCGTCGCGCTGATAATCAGAACGTTTCTCAGGCCTTGCGGAGCCAGATAGCCGGCAGAGTCATTGTCCGCACCATACTCGACAAGGAGCTTGTATTTCCGCATAGCATCCTGACACTGAGAGAGGTAGGAGAAACGCATTTGACTGTCAAGCAGCTCATAAGGGACGACGAAGTCAGCCTCGTTCGAGTAGTCGCTGTACTGCAAGGACGCAGACATGAACTTGACCTCATTCTGGTGCCTCGTAATCTGAGCGAGGAATCTCCTTGACGCTCCGACAATTACGGCGTTGATGACCGCGAACTTCTGAATTGTAGGGTGCGGAAGCTGGGTCATAACCTTAGCCGTTTTCTCGGTGTACTCTTTATCGTAGAGAGCAAGGAAGTCAGAGAGGTCTTTGACTGTGTGCCCGCGCTGCGTTAAGCGGGCGGCGCATACCATCATCTTCT